TTAATTAACCAACTTTTAAACGCTTTTTTTAACAAAAATATGTATTTATATCTAGTAAATTAATTTAAAATAAACTATAAAATTATAGTTCCATTAGTAAATTTAGGGGTGTTTTTCCGTTATTTAAGACAACTGCAACGCCCACGGCAGGTCGTTTTCCGTATTTTGCATAAGCCATTGCGTAAGATTTTTGATTTATTCCACAGCCCACTTGAGTTCCAAATACTCTAAAGTTTTTACCAACATAATGCTCCGTATAACATTGGGTGTGTAAATGTCCCTGTACTGTATTCATCATATCTGCACGGCACTTGGTTCTAGCTGTACCTCCTTCTCCGTGAATATATTGTACTCCATCTTTTACGTATCTTTCAACAAAATTCCAATTAGGAGTTTCTAATACTTCTTTGTAGGATTTAATCCATTTGCTAGGTATAGCTGATGTTTGTGCTTTACGCATTATAATACGATCGTGGTTGCCGATTATAACAGTAGCAACAGGAAAAGCATTTCTCCATCTTGATATACGTCTAACAGCCAACTCTAATTCATCAGCACCCCCCATTCCATCTGCTGAAGTTTCGTGGTAACTAGCAAAGTGGTTGTCTATTACATCACCTATGAACACAACTTCTGTACACATAAATTCATAATACTTTTCTATGCAGAACTGCAAATAACCATCAAGACAGAATGGCTCGTGCAAGTCGCCAATCACTAGAATATTTCTAGTGTCGGCTTCTCGCATTTTTTGTATTGCTTCTACTTCGTGAGGTTTTAACCTCATCCTATTATATGAATCAGGTTTATTACTTTTTAGATTTTCCAAAATCAGCTAAAGATTGTCCACCTAACATTGCAATTAAACTCCACCAAATTTTAGATACTGCTTCTTCATCAACTCCAAGCCAAGTAGCTATCATTGGAATTAAAATTGAGCTGATCCCTAGCCATACTTTCTTTGAAGTTAATAGCTGTGAGATAATGTAATTTTTCATAGTTATTTATTTTTAATTATTAAATTTATATTCTCTCCACCCAAATTTAGTATTTCTTTTATCAGTAAATCCATAGCTAAAGTAGAATTATGAACAATGTTTTGTTGGCTTCCCTGTCCTACTAGGATGCAGCCCTTTGTATCTTTAGCAGTATTACCTCTGTGAAATAATATGTGTGAACGGTTTTTTACATCTTGAACTAATAGGTGTGTATAATTCCTACTAGCACTTTCTTTTGCTTTTCTTAACCTAACTGAGTATTCCCCTATTGGAATACAAGATACACTTCTTTGGTTATCTCTATAAGGCAGTTCTAACGTATCACAGAACCTCTCGCCATTTAAAAATAATTCTCCAATAGTAGAGTCATCAGTAAAAGTATCTCTTAGAATCAAGAGGTTAATATGTTTGGGTTTAGAGATAGTAGGTTTTATAGATTTTACACCCCCTAACCTCCTTAACAAATTCATTACGAACTTTAGGAGCTTTTTCATCTTTCTTATGGTATTTTGGATTGGTGCTATTTAATTTTGTTTTTTTCATATAAAAAGAATTTATAAATAGTAAAACTTATAGCTAGTATAAGTGAAACAAATGTAAGCATCTCGTTAGCTTCTACTAAAGATACTCCAATAGCTGAACCATTAGCTATTCCTACTTGTATTGTGTCTTTTAGATCTGTCATTATTATTAGATTTTGGCTTACTTTCCAAGTAGGTTTTCAGCTTTGTTACGTTAGTTTTTTTAGGTTTATAATATTTCTTCATTATGTTAAATCAGGAGTTAGAAAATCCCTTAGCGTTAGCTTATTACTAGGACTAGGCATATCTAAATTCATATTGGAGTAATAGTTCTCAGTTGATGGAGATACATCAGCTCCTGAGTTTGTAGAGTATTCAGGGAAACTACTAATGTTATTTCTTATGTAGTCTATAAGTCTTTCTCTATAATAACTAGCTGTATTCAAAATCTCCTCTCTAAAGCTTTGTGCTTCAGCAGTAGATAAAGCTGTTCCTGTTTCTGAGGTTTTGTTATAGATATTACCATTCTCTATCTTGTGCCTTAAATAAGGTAAAGCGTGATAAAGACTGTAAGATGGTAGCATTTCTGCTACATAATCATCTACTAGTGTTTTATAAGCACCTGCCAAAGTTCCTGCTGTTATTTCATCTTTAAGCTTTTGAGTTAAGTTAGTTCCTAAAGCTGTTTCTACATAAAGCTTCTGAGCTTCTTTTACAAATGGTAGTAATAAATCAACATCAACATTAAGATTAATAGCTGTGCTTTCTTTTAATTTTTGTTCTGATATAAATAGTACGTATGACATAGTTATCTTGGTTCTAAAAATCCGTTATTCTTCATTCTCTTTGGTGGTCTAGCTACTAGATTATCATTCTTTTCAGCAGTAAATCCTTCACTTCTTGCTTTAGTATAAGATATTAATTGCTTAGAAGATATATTACCCTTAGCACCTCTTAATGATGTTTTGTAGATTTGTCTAAGCCAAAAGTGATGGCAATTACCACCCCCTTTGTAAAGCCATATAGAATAAGTAGCCGCACCTCTTGGACCCCAACCTGGATTAACTGCTCTATTAGTCATTTGTAAAATATCTTCTTTTCTATAAATCTTATTAGCTGAGGACATTAATTTACAGAACTCTCTAGTTGATCCCTCTTGTTTTAAGAAATTATCCTTTGTATAAACGTATCTCACTTTGTAAAAATCATTGTCTGACTTGTTAGTACCATCTTGACTACTTCTTGCATTTGGTCTAGCTGTTCCTGTACTAGCTAATTCTAGCTTTTCATTAGCTGCTTGGTTTAACTCAGTTTCAAAGTTAAAATCTTGATGCTCTCCATCTACCACTTCTTCATCTACCATTTCCCAATCTTCAGGAATATTCTCTCCAAATTCAGCTATAAATTTAGACAACTCAGTTGCTTCTGAGTGTCCTTCACAAGCCATATAAACGGTTTCACCTTCTAAATCGTGTTCGTGATACCCCTCGCACCCTTTTGTCTTAGCGTGTTCTTCTGCTTCTTCTATCGTGCTAAATACAGGTTGTCCATCTATCATTCCTACCTTAGAAAGTTTTACATCTTGCTCAACAGTAGCTTCATCATCTTCAAGTGGTGCTAATCCAATATCTTCTCTAATTTCATCTTCAGTCATTACCTCACGTATTGTCTTAGAATCAAATTGAACTGTTATTGGTTTTAATTGTACAAACTCAACCTCTAAATCCATATTATTTACTGAGAATATTGTCTGTAAAGTATCTAGGATATTTAATTGGTATGGTCTAACAACAGTATTTAAGTAGAAGTTAGAAGCGTTTATAAGCTCATCTGTATTGCTTGAGAAGCCATTACTACTATCTATACCCATAAGTGTCTTAGAAGTCACCCTATGCCCTGTGAGGATGTTCTGTACTAATAGTTCTTGTAGAGCAAGATACTGCTTGTCTGCATCAGATACACTTATTGGTGTAATTTCAGGTGTTCTAGTTTTGTCATCTGAGAATGTCAATATAAACTTTCCTGAGTTTTTAGCTCCTGTAAATTTATCAGCTAAGCTTTGTTCTATTTGTCTGCGTTCTTCAGCAGTTGGTACTCCGTTAGCAAAGGATATGAAGTAAGAGCCACTAAATCCGTTCTCTATGTTGTTTAGATGAAACTCAGCAACCCTTTGATCTACTAAAGCCCAATTACAAGCAGCTAAGTAGTCAGGAGTATGATATATGTCCATATTAGGACTGTAAGAACCTGTGTAAAGTAACTGACTACCTGCTGTTCTATCATTAGTATTAAAAGCTGCTATTGGATAAGGTTTATGTGTTCTTGTGTTACTCCAATCTGCACTAATATAGTAAGTATCTACTTGTCCTAATTCTGTTGGTCGCCCTGCTCTAACTCTTTCAACAGGTACGTGATAAACCTCAGCTATCTCAGTTCTCTCTCTATTCCATATAATGTGTAAAGCATAAGCACCCTGAAGCTTAAAATCAAAAGCTACTTTCTTTATTACTTGGTGTAAGCTTTCTTTAGAGTTAGCATTACGAAGAAATTTCTTAAGCTTTACATAAGCTTCTAAGTTTACATCTTCATCAGTTGCTATTAAATCTTCTCCTGCTATCATCTCAGCAGTAGAGTTGATTATACTAGCGTGAGTTGAAGAATTGTAGTATAAGTCAATTAAGAACTGAGGGTATAAGTTCCTCCAATCATCAGTACCATATTCTATGTAGTCCCTACCCCTTACCTCTTGGATAATAGGTGCTGTTGAAGTTTCTAAGTTTACTGAAATTATGTTATCTTTCATATTATAGTAGTGAGTTTAAATACACATAGTTTTTCTTTCTTTGAGTTGAGGTTAATACAGTATCTTTATAGAATAAAAGATTTTTTATAACACCTTTAAATTCGTTAGCATCATCTGCACCTGCACCTATATTGTTAATAGTAAAAGCATCAGGATCAGTATTCGTAGTAACTCCCCAAGTCTTATCTTCATAAACTCCTTTAGAATGCACATAACAAGCTAAATTACCTGTTGATCCATTAGCTCTTTGTATTGTAACAAAGTAATCTGCGTTTATAGATATAACATCTGAAGCTTCTGTAAAGTTTTGATTACCTGCTCCCCCTATTTTACATCTAAAACCTGCTGCACTATTAATTCTAAAAAAATTATTAGAATCTGAACCGTAGACAGCTCTAGTGCTTAAATCTGTAAAAACAACGTGAGCCATAATACTAAAATCTTGATTAGCGTTAATAGAAATATCTGAAGCCATATTTAACCATTGAT